AGGCGTTGACCGTCACGGTGCCGGTGCGCGAGCCGGTCGTGAACTGCTTGATCGACTGAGACATATTCAGCTCTTCATAGCCGAGGATGCCTTCGCCGAAGATGCCGCTCTTGAACTGCTTGCTGATGGTCGAAACCGGGTTGAACAGGCCCTTCATGCCCTCGATCAGCGCGGCGTTCGCAGCCGGGTTGACCGTCGCATAACGCGGCGACATGACCGCAGCGTTTTCGTTGAGCTTCTGCTGCGCCTGAAGCAGGACCAGCGAAGTAGCCGGCGTCGTGCCAGGCGAGCCAACCGAGTTGCCGATATACTTGAACGAGTTAGCCACGTCCGCGTCGATGGACGAGGCAAGCTGCGAAATACGCGGCTTCAGCACACGTTCCGCAAAGTCGTCCAACTGCATCGTCAGTTCGGCGGTCGTGAAGTTGACGCCGATGTGCTTCTGGCTGGAAACCGCGAGCGTGGTGTACTGCTCATTGTCGTCCTGAACCTGAAGCGCAGCGCCGTCCGTGACCAGAGCGCGGTCGGGCAGACGGATACGCAGGGTCGAACCGATCTTCGCGCCTTCGACGGCAAAGCTGTCGTCATACTGACGGTTGACGGTGCGGGTTAGAACAAGATTATTCTCAAGGATTTCAAGGGCCTTGCGGGTAATCATGTCAATAGTAAGAAGCGAATTAGACATCCTTTATCTCCGATTCTGCGCTTCCCACTTCTTGATCTGTCTTAGCCGTTCCGCTTCGATCCAGTCCGATGTCGACATTGACTTTAGTGACCGGGGGTCAGTTGTGTCGTATCTCGGACCTGAGTTTGACCGGGTAGCCGTGACAGGAGCAAGAGGGGCGGGCGCGGTTGAGGTTTTCTTAACCGGCGGATTCGAGGTCAGATTAACCTCGATCTTGCCAATCTCTTTGGCCTGCAAGACAGGCGACAGACGGGAAATGCGAGCCGCCTCCTTCGGATTGGACCCGAGCCAATAGATGACTTCAGGACCAATATCAGAAGACTGAATCGCCTGCGCCATAATGTCCGTGACGGGGAGATTGGGGTTATACGCGACCTGTTCAAAGTCCTCGTATCGGTCCCGAGCTTCCTCTTCGCGGTCCTTATAGCCGTCAAGAATAGCCGCCTGCTGGGCTTCGGCTTCCCGACGCGCTAGAAGTTCTTGAGCCTTTTGTTCAGCCAATGCTTCCGCATAATGCTGAGCCGACTCAAAATCATCTGGCGCAGGAGGAGGCGCGACAGGTTGTTTAACCTGTTGAAGCCGTTGGGCTTGCTCTCTTTCCCATTTGCGCTGTTCTCTTGCAAGGCGCTTGCTTACAATCGCGTCCAACTCTTCCTGAGAGAACGTCTTTGTAGGCTGCTGTCCTTCCGGCGTCGATTCCTGCGGAGATTCCGGTGCCGCCGTGGCTTCCGGTTCCGGCGCGGGGTTGATTTCCGCTACAACCTGTTCATCTTCCATTTTCACCTAGCTTTCCGGCCAGTCGGTTGATACCACACTACTATTACAGAGTTTCGGGGTCAATCGGCGTGTGCTGCGCCTGCTTGGCGCTTAATCTCAGCAATCAGTTCAAAGACGTTGAAATATGGCAGTCGCCCCAGCGCTTGCATGGGGATATTCCACGATCACCCAGGGTCTGTTTTTCCTATTCAGTTCCAAGGCGCAGGTAAGGCTACGACTGGCGGCGCGATCATTTCTTGAATTTGCCTATCAAGCGTCGCGTCAAGTTCTGCGATTTGTTTTGCCCCAATAGCGTCATGAAGCCACGCCGTGACTTGCTCTTTGGTCAAACTATTAAAAGGCGTGAAGGATGACGCCGGATTAAAAGTAACTTCTTGGGTGCCGTAGGTATCTGCTATGTGGCCTTTGCCGTCCGCTGCCTGCCGTCTCCAATGTATATTGAATACAACATCCTGTTTGTCTTCGTGACTTGGATAACATTCAAGCTGGGTGATACCCCAAGAGTATGTATTCGGCATTGTAGCCTCTTAGGCTGAAGTGTTGGCGAGAAGATAGTAAACCGTGCCATTTACACGAATAGCGATCCGGTGCGTTGCTGCGGCCGTCGCATTAGCGTTCACAGGCGTGCCTTCAGTAAAAATTGAAAGCATAGTATTGCCTGCGGATAGGTCGGTTGAATAAATCTGGATAGTATCCGCCGGGCCGGTTGTAGGGGCCGTGCCGGTGCCAAGAGCCAACACCTTATCCGCCGAGGTCCCGAAAGTTGTGGCCCCGACCCCCGTGTTGCCCCCGAAATAATTAATTGCTGTGCCGGCCGCGTAAAAATTGTATGTAGTGCCGCCGCCAGTCGCCGTGTTATTGCCCGCGTAAAAAGCGTAATGCGTTTTTCCGGTTGTAATAGCGGCAGAATTAGAAGCGAAAAAGGCATAGTTTGTTGTTGCGCCAAGCAAATTATTTTCAGCAAAATATCCAGTTTGCGTTGTGACTGTAGAATTAGCGCCAAAAGTGCCTTGCGCCGCGTAATAGTGAGCCAGTGAGCCAAGGGTGAACGTGGCAGCGGCGGTTCCAACGCTACTATCTATACCCCGCGCCTGCGTTGTAACGTCACTCTGGATAACTCCCACTGAACGAATACCCATAGCAAAGACACTACCAGTTATATTCCTGGCAACTGATAGAGATTGCCCCGCAATAGGCGTAAGACCTATGCCAACTTGGCCGGCATTGTTTACGCGTACGCGTTCCTCGCCGGCTGTACTAATCGCAACCGTGTCGGCGGCAGGGAAAAATAAGCCCGTGTTACTGTCGCCAACAGTAGACAATGCTGGCACAGTTCTAGTGCCCGCCGCTAAATCAAGCTGATTGTTGGCATTGTCCCAAAACAGGTTGGCGCTAGACCCGAAAGCGCTCGTTCCATCTCCGAACGGAACACGGCCTGCGGTCAACGTCGTTAGGCCGGTTCCGCCATTCGCGACAGGCAACGTGTCGCCTGCTCCGAGCACGAAAGTTTTGATCTGCGCCGCAGTCGTTTTAACAGGCCCGACGCCGGCGGTCTGCACATTTGGGATAACGTCTGTGGCGGAAACTGCTGCCCCAGCCGCAAGATTGGAGATAGACGTATTGGCCATTTTATGCCTCTTGCAGCAGATAGCTGATATTATCTTCCATCATAAGGAAGTATATGCCGTCTTCCAGAAATATGCCGTTGTCAGGTTGCGGGGGTGCGGGACTTTCCGACAACTCAATGACTGTCGGGCCTCGTCCAGCATCCCAAGGAGCCAAACGGTCGCTGATAGCAATCTCGACCGTATTTATGTCCTTGACACGTATCATGCGTAGTAGCTGATATTGATTTTGGCGCTGGCGCTCTGTTGGATAAATTTTATCCGCTTTAGATCGCCATCATAACTAAGATAAGATCCGGCAGCTACAGGCATACCTACAGACGCCGTAGGGTCTGTGCCGTCATCGCGCCAGCGAACCCCCTGCGTTTCAGGAACGATAAGCGCCAACGTCGCTTCTTTTGGAATATCGGGAAGCCCCGCCGCCGCGCTCAGCGACGTGACCTGCTTATATCCCAAACATACTGTTGTCGATTTCAAGCCCATTTTAGCCTCACGCCAAGAACTTAAGTTTATACAGGGTTTTCCGATACAAGCCAACGATTTCGTCTATGATGTTCTGCAAGGCCATATCGTCTTCATACTCTTTTCGGGCTTTTTCGACCTCTGCCAGCGAATCCTCTAGGAACTCAACGACATTATTGGTCTTTTTAGCCGAATGCAGCGTAATCGGACCGATTAGCCCGTATTTGCCCTGATACATCTCGGCCAAATCGTCGGCCAAGTCGATGATTTTGCCGTAAAAACTGCCCAAAGCCTTATGCTTAGCGTAAGACCGAGTGTTCAGATGGACGCTATGCGTGACATCGCGCGCCAGAAACAATTGTCCAATCAAATCAGCGCAACTCATTGTTCAAACTCCGGTAAAATCTGCGCCGGGGGCATATTCGGCACAATATCGCCCATATCAATCGCAGCCGCGATGGTGCCTTGAACAATGTCCTGAATCTGTTCAGGCGTCATGGCCGGCTGCGTAACCTGGATGCGCTTGGTTTCGGCTTCATATGCCTTGATCTGACTATTCTGCTCGTCAATCGCCAATTTCTGCATCTCATATGACTGCATAAGCTGCTGAATTTGAGCAGTTGTCTGCTCCATAGCCTGCGCCATCTGCTCCATTTGCTGGCGCATGACCTGGGCTTCGGGCGACTCGTCGGTGTTTTCCAAAACCTTCGGGTCGAGCATTTTTTCGAACCGCTTGGCCATCGTCTCCGCGCCCGGCCAATCCATGTTCTTGACGAACAGGTCGCCCGCGACGCTCCAGAGCGCCGGGTTGGTCTGAAGAATCTGCCCCATCGTGTCCATGGCCTCCTGCTTGCGGGTCATGTAACTGGGGCCGGAGGACACTTGGACGTCGTAAGTGCCGACATTCGGGTTGTATATCTTGGCGATTTCGATGCCTTCGTCGTTGACAATGGACCGCACCGCCTCGGGCTGCGCCGGGTTGATGCGCGCCATGTCGACGTCGCCCTCAACGTTGATGATACGGGCAACGCGCTGGGTGTCGTAAATCTTCGGGATTAGATCGACCAACTGCCGCGCGACGTATTTCACCGCCCGCGAGAGATTGTCGACATAATGATAAGTACTCGTATCGCCTTGCCGCTCCCGAGCGAGGATTGCACGGCCCGTCCGTTCGTTGGAAGTCGCCCCAATGCTACTATCGTATTGGCCAGTGGTCGACTTAATGTCTTCCGCGGCCCCGACTTTCGCTTGGATAAGGCCCGTTTGAGCCATCGGAGGCTGGGCGCGTTCAGGTAGGGGGAGTGGATTTCCAGCGCCATCGGTAACGTCCGGGTTTACTTCAAGATATGGCCAGTTATTGGTATTTGCGGTCTTCCAGTTCGTCTCATATCCCTCAAACTGACCACCATACCCAATAAACGGCGCTTTCGGAGCCAAAGCCAGCATTTCAGCTTCTTGGCTCACCCAATAGTTATACATGCGCTGGGCGTCCTTGGCGTTGCGCACCAGCCCGCTGAT